CGATGCGGCTTACCGTAGACTGCGCAATACGGAAGCGGCGAGCAATCTGGCGCTGTGATAGCGTACCAAGTGCGAACTGCTTACGAACATTAAGTACAGTCCTGGTGGACAACGATCTCCGGCGAAGGCTAGTTACAAATGAACCCATTTTATTTCTCCTTACTGCACTGCACCGACATTTTAGTTTTAAACAAAGAGGCCCCACTACAGCGGAGGCGGCCGTAGTGGGGCTCCGATCACGAGGAGGTTGTGACCGAATTTAGTAGCGGTTACGACCTTCAGGCTTAGGTAGAGCGATCATGCGTCCGAAAGGAACCTTATCCGCATAACCCTGTCCCGTACGAACCCATAGAGTGCGTACAGACTCTTTATCAGGAAACGGGCCTTCAAGGTCTGTGAAGAAGATTAATAGACCAGGCTTTCTCCGTCTCTCTTCAAAGAGTTGGAAGACAGGACGGAAGTCCGTCCCTCCACGACCTCTCATATCAGGCTTAACCTTTGCGAACTTAGTTAACTTATAAGTACGCTGAACAGCTGCATCACACTCGATGATCTCGATGTTACCCTTATAAGTATTCTGAATACCATGAATCTCGTTCATGAAGTCATTCAGTTCGTCGTTTGAGACCGAGCCTGATGTATCGATGGCCACAGCAATATCGATGATCCGATTGCGGGCACGACCCTTTTGGTCTTCGCCGAAGCGCTTATTCTCACGCTTCCACGTACGATAACTATCAGACTTAACAGCAGCGCCCACATACTGGCGGAGCAACTGCTTCCAATTGATTTTCTCCTGAGCCAGGAGCTTGTTGATGAGATCCTCGATGTTACCAGGAAACTTACCTGCTTGTCTGGCCTGTTGAGCAGCTTCCTGTACAGCTTGCTTAATAACCTCTTCATCAAGTGATTTGCCCTCAGAGTCCTTCCATCCAGAGTGATCGCCAGCCATTTTGTAAGTCTTAGACTTACCTGTCTTACCATCTTTAACGGTAATACTACCATCGCCGTTGATGGAGACCTGGTTGACCTTCATCTTTTCCTGGAGAAGGGCCATATAAAATTCAGCAGACTTCCCTCTAGGGACATCCGTAAAAGGTTCTTTACCCGGGACTAATCCTAGGTCGATATCCTTCAGGAGGGAGTTAACTGCAAGGTCGGTAGCTACGTTCCAGACATACGGATGGTTATTTCCGCGTCGTGAAATGTGCTCTAGGACAAGATGGAGACACTCGTGTTCCATAATTGTCGCAACTTGCTCTACAGACAGATTCTCTAAGCGAGAAGGATCCGCGTGCAGGTGAATACGGCCATTCTGAATGGAGACGCCCATGAGCGCCCCCTCAGGAAGGTCCTTACCATCGTTTCTATTCATCTGCATGATCAACGAAGCATAGAACACCCCGTTACCTTGCAAGAGATGAATGATCGCCTTCTGGATTTTATCCACAGTTCGCCTCCGAACTTTTACTACTAAAAGAAATTTCTTATGACACAGAAAGTATCATAGATTACTAAAACCATTCCTAGAGCTAGGAATAATACAACGATCGCTTTCATTGGAGTCATAGATTAATTGGGTCAGCCACTTAGCCAGTAGGCCCCACTGGACTCAACGCTAGCCGAGCGTGTTTTTGCCACATACTCTCAGAGACGCTAATCTCCTACCCTTTGTAACCGCTACATTCACGGTGCAGGTTTTATGACCCAAATCTTGCACGGCCTCCAGGAGCACTATATGCTCTGACTCGGAGGCCGTGACTAACTTACTTCTTAGACTTCTTATCCTCGTCTACGCTATTGATGATCTTCGCAATCTCATTCGTGATCTGAGCATCGCGATGACCAAGCTTCGCAAGGAACGTATGCGGCAGCTTCTTCAGGAATGCGACCTTCAACTCAGGACCGCACGCGTGGACGAACGAGACGAGGTTATCCAGCTGTCCCTTCGACAGCTTTCCACCATCACCAAGCATTGCTGCCAAGTCAGTGATAGTTGAGTAGTTCTCTGAGTTCTCCTGCTTCTTGAAGCGAGCTTCCACCTTCGAGAAGTCTTCCAGCACTTCCTTAGCGGAGACGGGCTTCTTCGTGTTCTTGTCCATGAAGCGGATGAACGCGATCGCAGGCTTATCGCCTACTAGACCACGCAACACCTGATCCTGGGCACTAACAGGGAGAGCATCTGCCTTAAGCAGATCACTCAGCTTATGCCACATACGAGGCGAGGGGAACGGTCCCGTATCGCTGGTCTTCTGTAGCAGTTCCGGATGCACAGTGATGAAGCGAATCACCATGTCGTGTAAGTCATTGTTGCGAGCCCACTCGCACCACTGGTCAACGTCAGGCTCCACGTCAATGAAGCACATGCGGTTCACCATCGCCGGGTCGAATTGTTCGACCTGGTGAGAGAACTTACCGTCATCCGGGTTGATCGCACTAACAATGTAGCAGTCCTCGGGCAGCTGGTGAGTATGCATACGATAGTCAGTCAGCACCTGGAAGATGGCCTGGCGGACATCGACTGGCGCGCGGTTCAACTCATCGAGGAAGATAATAACCTTCCCCTCTTTAGGAAACCACTCGGGCTTCGCCCAGTACGTGGTTTTCGTTTCAGCATCAGAACGCGGCAGACCAATCAGGTCACCCGGTTCCATCTGCGCGAGACGCAGATCGATGCACTTGAAACCCAACTCTCTCGCAGCCTGCTGGACAGCCTGCGATTTGCCAATTCCGGACTCTCCCCGGAGAATGACAGGCAGCTTAACCTTCTTCTCTACCAAGTTCTTAATGAAGGAACTTACTTCTTTTAATTTCATGTACATGCCTCCTACAAAGCGCTTTTCGGCGCTAATATATTATACGAATCATTTCGAATTTTGTTGCTGGTCGTTATGTTATTTGATGTCCCTCGTATGGAGCTATGCATAACGTGGACTCATCTCCTTCCATTACTGACCACTTAACGTACTGATCCACCTTAGGACATTTACCCCATCCACCTTTATACTTAGTACCTCTTGTATGTGTAGTACGATTAGAAGGATCCCCTTTCTTAAGAGGGAACCAACAAGCTTCGCACCACTGCTCCCTACATTCTTTACATACAACTTTAGGTGCAAGGAGACAGCATAACTTAGAAGCGGTGACCTGTGAGTACTTCGGGACCATCTTCTTTTTCCTTTGGCTTGGCATACTCTAGAGCCTCTAGCACTACTTTCATAGACTCTGCTACGTCTATAGGAGGAAGAGGCTTAGGTTCTACTACAGGTACCTTAGTAGACTTTCTTGTGACTCTTTTGACCGGTTTTTCGTCTGGCATGATATACTTCTCCCCGGAAGATCATCTCCCTCATCTTCCCATAGACCCTTTCCTGAGTAGTACCCTTTGTAAGTAGTAGTCCCATAATTAGAAGCACCGTAGGGATCTTTTACCCAAGTACCCGTTTCGACTTGACCTTTCGTATCAAGGCGCATCCAACCCATATCTACGTGAGTAATCTTCTTCTCACTATAATGAGCAGGAAACTCTGAAGCGAGCAACAGACCTTTATTAGTTCTCCTAAAAGCAAGACTACCTGTAGTCTTCACAACATACAGATGTCCCTGCTTGTTAAGAGCCATATATACTCCGCCGTTGTTTACAGTACGAATAAACTTCTGCGGTCCTAGAGTAGCAAACATATGAGCTACTACTTCAGTGTCAGTCTCACCATCGAACTTAACATAAGGAGACAAGGCTGCCTTCAGTAAAGCATGGTCGTCATAGATTCCATTGTGGATAAACGCCCAATCCCCTTTAATCATAGGATGAGTATTTTCCATCGTGTTGGATCCATGAGAAGCTGCTCTAACGTGGGCTAATGTCCACCCATTGTAAGGCATATGATCGAACAAAGGAATATGTTTCTTCATAGCTCTTTCAAAGGAAACAGGAGCTTTGTTTACAACAAATTCCCCATCTTTAACATAGACAGTACCTGTCCCGTCGTCATTGCCAGGGCAGAAATCACTTACGATTTCTATTGCCTTCTCCCTAGACGTCATCGGAGGGAACGCTGCTAATCTACACATTGGAGGGCTCCTGTTTACCAGCTTTCTTATTTTGAATAGGCGGTCGCACGACGATGTTGAATTTGAAGTTCTCTTCAACCACTAGATTGTTTTCTGCAGCATAAGCTATGGCTGCAATGATAGATCTAGTAACCGTAATCGATTCTCTAACATCCTTACGTAATCCAAGTGCTACTTTGAATCTACGATGACTTCCACACTTGGGAGGTACAATTTCTACCGTGAGGCCGTTAGCTTTGAGAATGTCTACTAACTTTACTAAAGACGCCGTAGCTTTAGTAGTTCCTATAGAGATATGAGGCCTATTAGGAGCTTCCGCTAAACCATAGACGTAATAATCCTTAGCAGAGAATTTACTAAAGTCATTTACCATCTTGTCACAAATATCTACAAGATGAAAATCTTCATCGTTATATTCTAACATACTTACCCCTGCGCTGTAGTATCTCTACCTGCATCAATGTAATTGATTAATTGTGCCGGCAGCTCACCCGCTGCTTGTGGATATGCCTGAGCGGCTGCAGATAGTCTAGCAGCTAATCCTGTCCCTCTCTTTACCTTGAACAACTGGGAAAGAGACTTAGGCTTTGGCTTAACTATCTTAGGACTAAACTTATTTAGTTCCCAAGTAGATTTCATGTCGCCTCTTGTCAGAGTACTCTTATTGGAATGAATCATATCCATTAAGAATCCAATCTCATCTTTGTACAAAGGGTACAGTTCGAACTTAGTAAGTCTTGAGTAGACAATAGGTAACAGCTTTGCTCTCATGGCCTTGTCAGCGGTACCTGTCTCATTATAAAGTACATTTAGATCTTTAGATGAGACCGCTCTTAGAGCTCTGCCATGCATCAGTCCTTCCACAGCGACTGTCTTCGCTAGACAGAGAACTGATAGGGCTACTGCCGGATGAGAAAGCCACGTGCTGAGAGTACGATACTCCATACCCCAAGGCTGTCTTCTCCAATCCCCTAGACCGCCATAGTCCCCTCTGCGCTCGTCTGCCTCATACTTAGGCTCAACAAGAATACCGGGGACTGCCAAATAGAGATCCAACAACTCTGTCATAGTACCGTTGTTGATCTTGTTAGGGAACGCTCCCTTAGGTAAGGAACGATATCCAAGGTGGATATGTCCTCCCATAGGGTATTCGTCTTGCGACGGAGATGCAAGCCACGTATAATTCTTTAGTTCCGGAATCTTTGTATAACCGATTCCAAGGGCCTTTCGAATATTCTCGACAAGGACATATGGATCTGCTGAAGGCTTCGGTCGAAGCTCTGCGATGTCGGAACACCCATCTAATCCAAATTCCCCATCTCGGTTGATAATGTAATCCCCATTATCATCCTCTTCACCGTTAGTATTAAATAATCTAACAGCTGGTACAAGTCCGCCCCCTGCTCTAGCAGTAAAGCAGAACTCAGGGTCTGCTCCTAGAGTAAGTTTCTTAGCATCACTCAATTTGGACATTCGGATTACCTCGACTGAGAATAAAAGGCTGTTAACGGAGGAAACTGCTTTCGACGCTTCGCAGGCTTAAAGGCTACTAACTTTTCACCTTTGTTCTTAAGGATCGCAACTGAAACAGTCTTATTAGACTTAAGTTTGAAAACTAACTGTGAAGTAGGATCAACCCCTAGATGCGAGAGAACTACCTGGGGGATATTAGCAAATATCTTACCATTATAAGGTCTGACCATAGCCGTTAAGCTGGTCTTCTTATCTTTACTTTTCCACATACTAATCTCCTCCGCCGGCCATTTCACCCGTGATATACGGGTCATCATAATATGCTACTGCGGGATCGTCTGCCTTGAGAATGACTACCTCAAAGCCTTTATGTCTAGCAGACCCTTCTACAAAAGCTCTATAGGGTTGTTCGCTAGAATGATTTACGCACACTTCGGTCTCCGGAAGTGCTTCTACTCTTGCTTCAGGAATAGGCTCTTTACAAACCTTACAGAGTTTAGATTCCATGTTAGTACCTCTATTTAATCGCGAGACGCCAAGTATGATTTAGGAAGGGAGAACAGTACGAGTCGAGATACGCCGGATCAAACCAGTGCGTCCTACATAAGACTGCTTGACAGCTTTTACATTTGACGTACTGCCAAGTATTACAGCACTGTTGCTTAAGAAGCTTTTTAATCTTAGGCATTTAAAGCAGCAAGGCGGGCCTCTTTACGTTTCTCACGTAGGAGTCTAGAGACTCCCCGATTGAATTCGAAAGTAGATCTCCGGGCACTCTTTCGCATCTTGCGGTCCATCTTCTTGCCGTCCGTATCAAACTGATATGACTTATACATTGGAATCCTCCTCCGTCTCTTCTAAAGCGTCTGCGGTCAGTACGTTAACTATTTTTAAACCATCTATTTCAACATACTGTCCTGTGTTAACACAAACACCTAATGTCCACGTCTTTCGCTGGATATGTTCTCCATTACTTAAACACACCGTACAGAAAGATAACTTACAGCTTGGACATTTTCCACCTTTGTTTAAAGCACAACATAGATTAGGTTTCATTCAGGGTTTGTAGGATGCATTAAGGCAACCAAGAACTGGTCATCTGTATTCATGTACGTCTTGCCGGTAGGAATACCAATATGGGTAACTATTCTCTTTTCAGGTAGAAGCATCATCATAGCTTCTCCTCCAGGATCTAGCACACCGAAAATATCCTTACCTGCCCGCTTACCCTTAAGATGTAAATATCCTTCCGCACTGATCTTAGTTTCAGTAAACGTGTAGCCCATCTTATGTAATTTCTTAAACATCTTGTCGAGAAAAAGAACACCCTTAGTTTGAACTTCCTTTATCTCGGTCCTTAAGATAGTCTTGTACGCCTGGTTATATCTATACTCAGTTAGCTTTAACCGACGTCGCAGATACCCTACGCGCAGAGTGATAGCCTTATTGTGGTTCATTTTAGTGATCTACCATGATGCCATCAATGAAAGTAGCTAGGTTGTCATACCCTTTTGCTTTCAAAGCGGCCGCGAATAGTTTCTTCTTTTCGTTGGAAGAGCGAGCTGCTCTTAGAAGAACCTTCTGTCTAAACTTCTCTTCGTCGCCATCAGCTTCGTCTTCGAACTGTTTAATACGATCGAATTCATGTTTAGTCATAAGTCTCATTACCGCATCATAGGCTTCAAGAGCTTGGACGTTTAACTTCATTCTCTTTTATTATACGCCTTTTTCTTCATTTTGTTGCGAGGTATAAAGATGATAGACTTCAAATAACCGTTTAACATCCTCTTCAGGATTCTTAGAATCCTTCTCTAAGAACTCTAAAAGACCTAGCTCTGAGGGTGTTAACTTAGTAAGAAGCTCCATCTTTTTTGATAGTTCGAGATCCTTCAGGTCTTGAAGTACTCTGTACCTACCATACACAACAGCTTCACCTAATTGCGCTCTGACCTTAGGAAAGGTTTTACTAGCCATAGTCCAAGCTCTCTTCTGCTTTTCCCTAAGGACAACAGCGTCATGCCTATTTTTGAACAGGGTCCAATTACTCAGGTCGGCTTCCGTTAGTTCCACATACTTACGCATGAAGTAGAAACTAAAAGTCTTTCTCTGGGTATCTTCCCAGATATTCATTAAGGTATATACTTTACCATTAACTAAATGAACCGAATGAGGAGTCTGTGATACCTTGCCTCCCCAGCTATTTGATGTAGTAATCCAAGTAAAAGGCCCCGTAGGGCCTATCCACTTTACCTGATCGTGCTTATCCAGACCCTTAACTAACTCGAGCGTGAGGATCGGTTCCTTGAGGACTGGTGAAGCTGGGGTGTTCGTAGTCTCTTGTGACACAGTTCTTAATCTCCCTATTTATAATATAACAATCCATACAGATAGGTGCTTTACATTCTTGACATACTCTGTAAGGATTTAAGACACAACAGAGGTTAGAGTCCTTGCGGAGGTTCTTCGTTAGGGGACTCGAAGCTTTGGAGGAGCTCTTTTCTCGTGGCGCAGTCGTCGCACTGGACGAATCCGTTACCTCTCCAGACGTATGCTCCATGGGAGGAACAGACTCGTTGTTCACATTCATAACACGTACCAATAGAATCTACTTGGCAGCAGAGTCTAGACGCTGGGGACAAGTTCTTTGACGGCTGCTCTTTCCCGGATCTCTTCGAACGTTTGCTCATTAACTAGATCCCCATTATAAAATACTTCCTGGAGGACGTCATCCTGAGGCTCGACATCATTTTCGCCAACCGTGGCAAACTGTCCATCCTTCTGGACAAGGCGGAGAATTCCTTTCTTGGAGTTCTTACCTGGATCAGTAACAGGGGACTTGAACACATCATATGCCTTACTAGCAACAGTAACGCTAGAGCACTTGAAAGCAAACTTCTGAGTATCTCTGTCCAGCTTCTGGAGAAGACCTCCACCCATTCCAAATCCAACGTTGTCGGCAGAGAAGCCTGCATCCATCAGGGCCTGAAGAATTTCTCCAGTGCTATTAAAATCAATACCATCTCCCTGAATGATTCTTACATGAGGATCGAGAACAAGATAGCCCTTTGCATTCTTTGTAGCACCAAACTGCTTGGCAAGGATACGGGCGACCTTAACTACAACTTCAGCAGGGTTACCTGAGTCAGGACGAATAACTAAGACTCCATCTCTATTGAGAATCTGCTCGCGGAGCTGATCTCCCCAAAGGTTTTCACAAGCATTGAAGATGTCGTATGAGTCACTAACAACAGCAACTAACCCCGTAGGATACTGCTCAAGCATGTTCTTATAAGCCCACACCTCTCTATCTTTACCCCAAGAGGTAATAGTAGAGTGCTCGGCAGCAGGAATAGAAAAGCCTGCCATAGGGCATCCGTAAGAATCTTTAGCGACAAGGATACCCTGAATGGTATCTGAGCCCTTAAAGTTTACAAGGTGTGCCGCTCCGCCGATTCCAGCGGACTCAACTGAAGAGACGCCGCGGAAGCCGAAGTCATGTAACTTAAAGTCTACTAGACTTGTATCACCAGTCTTCTCAAGGTAACCGAAGATTAGCTTCTTCATGTTCCTAGAAAGAGTGGCAACCGTAGTAGGATACCAGACTTGAACTAGTAGAGTTTCAACGTAGTTAGTCAGCCAGTAGCACTCTACATCTGTATTCTCTACAGTCAGTAGAACGTTATGAGTACCAACGGTAGTTCCTTCAGGTACAGCTTTAATCTGGAGCGGAAGTCTTCCGCCATGCTTCCGTAAGATATATTCCCAGCCTTCTCGATTGAAGTGCTCTTCAGAGCCGAAGTGAGCCTTGGCAAAGGCCGCAGCTTCCTCAATTTTCTCCTGAGTGACAACCTGTCCAGTCAGGTAGGTCTTGATGATATGCTGAAGACCGAAGAACGTTACTTCAGGGAAGAGTCCTCCACGGGACTCGAAGTAACTATAAACCTTCTGAGTATCTTCGGGATACTGCTTCCAGTGTGTCAACTTGTACGAGTCAGACAGCAAAAGAATATTGGGCTCTTTCATTTTAGTTCCTTTAAATTTATTTATCTAAACCACTGCCGACACAAAAGTCGGGAAGTAATAACGTCTTAGCCTTAGTCAACTTAGCGTACCGCTGCTCTTCAGCAATTACCATTCGACAATACTGTTCCATCCATGCTACGTTGAGCTCTGTTAGCTCAGCCTGATGAGTAGCATTACCTTGCACCACAAGCGTATGTTCTCTCTTTACACAAGCACGTGTAGTCATACATCCTGACAAGCTTGCAGCTACTAAACAAATACCTAGAATCTTTTTCATCGAACCTATCTCCACTGAAGACGCTTTTGCAATATAGACACTAACTCCTTATGAGTAGGATGTACATGGGCAATCAAGTTAGCATCCAGTGTCTTCCACTCTACATCAACGATATCATCGCCCGCTACGGGAACCTGATTAGATCCTGTCACGTCAGCTAAGAACAACGTTGTAATGATTCTGTCTCTATCTTTGTACCGAAAGTCACTCTGACGAGTACTGGTTACGTACGTCAGCTTTGTAAGATCAAGTCCTGTTTCTTCCTTAGCTTCTCTAATGGCTGCAGCTTCAAAAGAAAGATCACTAGGATCTGCAAAGCCTCCTACCAATCTATCTTGGTCTCCCTTCCACTTGTGGACAACTAAGATTTCCCATCCATTGCCCGCATCTCTTACGATTCCGATATCAACTGTAGCAAAACAACGAGGCCATTGATTATAAGCTCCGTATATAACCCCTTTGCGAAAGTCCTCATTAGCTACAGGCATCTTAGATGCGGCTACCCGTAAAGCAGTTCCTTCTGCAGCGTCAACATCTGGAACAACTTTGGTTGGAAAAGATCCTTTGTAATAGGGGATGAAGCTATCTCTTCCACCATAGAGAATAACATCTCTTCCGGGAAAGTTATCTTTGATAACCTTATCTAAGTTAACACTCCAGACTTCATCACTTCCAGAGTCCATTATATTCGCTATCTTCATCCAGCCATTAGTATAAACCTTCGAGCTAATGAAGCTATCAAACAGAGACTTACGAGTTTGGAAGTCTAAAGGATCTTTAGCAGACCCTTTGGCTGTAGTACTACCTAAGACAATTAGAACATCTTTGTGGATGCTACAAACATGGTCGAGGAGACCTAGATGTCCTTTGTGGAGAGAGGGAACCTGAAATCTACCTACTACGACTCCGATTGATCCAGATTCTAAGCTTTCGGAAGGTGTCATATAATATTCGTACCCCTTGTACGGGAAGGTATATCGCAAATCGAATCACCATCGTTAAGCCGACGGTCACGCCAATAAGAACGGCAATTACTCCTAACAGGATTAGAAGCAACCACATTAACATTGCATCGTTGATTGTAGGATCTTCCGTATGCAAGCTAGGGGGACGTATAAAACTCATCTGGATGTACCTGTAGAGGCTTTTGTCCTACTCGCAGAGGCATTGATCTTAATATACGCTTACCCATGAAGCGATGCTTATTAGATGCGAAAGGTGACTTCATACACGTCATGTCTACAGGAAGTCTTGCGCAAGCGTCACATAACTTAGCTTCACACCACTTACAAGTTAAATTAGGATCTATTACACAACAGAGTTTGTTCATAGAAATTGGCTGCCCAGGAGGGACTCGAACCCCCAACAGCCCCGTTAACAGCGGGGTGCTCTACCATTGAGCTACCGGGCAATTGTACTACTTACCGAGCTTTGCTTCTTCTTCCGCTACGAATTTCTTAATGTCTTCCAGGGCCGCAAGAATCTTCTGTGCCTTTGATAATCCGAACGTAAAGGGGTACTTATCTTCTTCCCCTTCAGAAAGAATTAGGACGGCTCTGTTTTTAAATTCACCACGCGAAGCTGTTACTTTCATTTGATTTCCTTTGGCTGAACTACTTTACCCATCACTCCTTCAAAGTCAAACGACTGAGAAGCGATAGGTCCCTTCATTGCATCTGGTACAAATCCAGCGTGACGCTCGGCAGTTGCATACGATGACAAAGATACTTCTTTCCACGTACTACCTTTGTCGAGACTGATGTAATATCGGGCAATATTAAACCTTGTGGTAATGCTATCTTTAGTAAGGGCTTTTTCTTCCTTGATCTGGCTGTCGAGCCCTTGGATTTGCTTTCGAATGAATTCAGGTGTGAGAGCGCCGAGAGCTCCGGGAGTTTCAGGAGCAAAGGTAGCTCGTCTGAGCTTGTCTTCTTTTGTTTCTTTGATTTCCGGCTCATCTATATCCTCGCTGGTGAAAAGAACCCCTTCGCGACAGTCAGGGCATACAACCTCTTCATCCATGTTGTCATTTATAATAACATCAGAGAGTTGCTTGTTGATATCTACTTTAGAAGTAGTATCTAACTCGACAGCAGCTCCTCCTAACTCCATAGCCTTACCAGTAGCGATAAGTCTATTAGCTTTCAGTACGACCTCACAGTCTAGGTCTTGATAAGAGTAAGTACCTACAGGTACAATCTTATCACATGAGGGACAAAACATCTTCTTCATATTTTTTTACCATCATCCGGTTGTAATGAGAATTCAATCCAACACCTTGGCTGCGTCTTACCAAGACCAGTTCCTACTAACGAATCTATTTCGCGCCACCACTTAACAGATACAAAAGGTTTTCTGAGTATAAGAATAACTAATAGTCCTAATGTATAATCGCTTATGGTAGCTCTTCCTAATGTTTTGAAGTACATATATGGTGGACCTGAGAGGGAAACACCCCTCATTCGTATTATACATTAGTTTAATTAATATGAACTTACAAGCTTATAAAGCCGAGAGAATACCTGTACCATGTAGTCGTTGTACGACCCCTATTACAATCCGTAGAGATCGGATCCATCAAACGCACCGAAAGGATAGATCCCTACTCTGTGCTGTATGTATTAGCTCAGATCGTTCTAAACGAGCAAAGAAACAAAGGGGAGAGAAGAATCCTAATTGGAAGGGTGGCAAGACATCCGAGATCCAAAAGTTTTACAACTCTCCTGAATGGAAAGAGTTAAGGACTAAAGTCTTCATTCGCGACAACTATACTTGTAGGGATTGTCCTCAACGTGGCGGACAGTTGGAAGCTAACCATATTAAGGCTAGATGGAATCATTTAGAATTAGCCTTAGAAATTACCAATATAGAAACCCTTTGTAAGAAGTGCCACGATAAGAAGAAGTGGCAGGCTTATACTTAAATTTTTGGATCCTGAGGGGATCGAACCCTCTACCTACTCCTTGCAAAGGAGTCATGCACCCAATTACACCTAGGACCCGTAGTTACAATTTCCTTAATGCCCCTCGTACACAATCTTCAATGAAGTCACGAAGTTGATCGTGGGTATCGCACACCCACAGCTTCTCTTCTCTTTCGTATTCATCTCGGTATTGACTATTAGCTTTCTGGTTGCATTTAGGAAACTGACATCCATAGACGATACTCTCGCAAGGACATCCTTTGGTTTGGCAAGAGTTATACGTCCACGTATGTCCATGATCACTTGTTCCATCTGTATCATGGGTACATTCATAGCATCTCATAGAAGCTTTACTTTCTTGACAAGAGGTGTTACATCGATGCTTACGATTGTGTGAAATCCATATTCCGTGGAAGGTAGAAACCCTTCAAATAGATCGATGACATCTTCCGATACCACACCTTGGTAATGTTCAAGAGGAGATTGTTCTCCTAGATCAGTACGCAGGCAATCACCTGTAGGCCAGTTATGTCCATGCGTCCAATTATTAGGGGACTTATAGGGCTTGAACTTACCTATCGACACGATCAAGGGCTTAATCTTATCGAGGTCGCTATCGGTAATGGTACCGATAGCAGTAGCATAGTCACCATCATTTGTATCCACAGTGATTGTTATTTCGTGCTTAACCACGTTACCTCTTTCTGAAGACCTGATAGATCGCAGGAAGCTGCGGATCTTTATTGTCGAACATCTGGAACATAAAGGGTTTATGTTCCCCCTTTACATTCGCCAACACGTACTGGGCGAAAGTCTTTCTATCAACCTTAGGAGCTTTAGCAAACAGTTCGTAGCAAGTGTTCCTGAACATGAGTGCATCTTTCTTATAGGTCGCGATAGTATTAACTACATCCTGACGGTACTCTTCAGGAACAAGGAAGAGGTTCTCTTCTACCTGCTGCTCTCCTCCTGCAATTAATACATCAAGTAGATTCTTGTCGGATAGATTGCCTAAGAAGCGATGCACGCGTAAGTACTCAGCACTCTTCACCTTTACCATCAGGTCTTCGCCTTTGAAGCGAATTACGAACCCCTCTTCAAGGTAAGGCATAGTCTTAGCCTTATCTAAGATGTTCTGGATAGAAGAGAACTCGTAAGTCTTAAACGTATTAAGACCGTATTGCTTAGCGAACGCGTGAACTTCATCAGGCTGAAAGAGCTTCTCAGAAGTGTTCTCGCGAACACCAATTAGATACAGCCCCTCCGGGTACCCTTCCTTCTTTGCATAAGGAATAACGATCTGGTACTCTGTAGAGATGATCTCCCACATTAACGTATACTTCCGTAGAAGAGCTTTATCTTTTACAGACTGAGGAAGACGGGGAGTAGCCCAAGCACCCTGTTCGGAATCGAAGTCACCTTTGGTACTCACATAGAACTTATCTGTAACTTCGTCGTACAGAGATAGTCCCATAGAACCATCTAGCTTTTCACAAGCAACGAACCCCTTACGAGCCTCTAGTTCTTTTAAAGAAGGAGCTTCAGGCTCTCCTACGTTCCAGAACTTAGAGAAGCCCTGGGCAAGGATCTTCTTGTTCTTAAAATCAACAATGACTCCGCGGCAAGAGCGAGCAAAGCCAGTCCACTCACCTTTCCCGAATACCAAGTCGTCCCGATAATGAAGGACCCCGATATGAGGAAGCATCCGAGACATGCGAAGACGTACCAGATGGCGTTCGCAGTGTGCTAGCAGAGTCTGCTCGTCATAAAGACCATGCTCAATGAAGTACGAGTTTAGGTTTTGCATAGGTTATTTTCTACCGAAGATAACTTCCTTCGCGTCATTATCGCCTTCGTTTAACCACTTGTCAGCCCCTTCAGGGCACTGTGCGCCTTCTTCATGCCACATAACTTTTCTAACGTACGCTTTGTTTTCGTCTTTAGGACCTGCCCCGAGTACGTAGCATCCACCGCATACAGTCATGCCGCAGGCTTTACAAATAAATTCAGGGTTTACTTTGCAACAAAGCTTGTTCATCTTCTCGCCTTAATTAGGGATATTGTTCTTCTACAACGCACGTATTCGCAATCGTCATGAGGTTTTATTGTATGTGAATGACATAGTATACAAATTTTATTACCGCAAGCACATAGGACTTGGGGATTAAGAATGCAGCAAAGGCTGAGCTTCACTTTCTTAATAACAGTGTTATATCGCTCATGAGTCTCTATCTTGTACCCGTATTCGTAACATCTGTAACAGGCTATGGCTGAAACACCTGGACTTATTTGCCCAAGCACTCTTTTATGATCGGCACAGGTGTAATGCCCACATACCTTACATTTGGCTGCTGCAGGCTGAAAACATCTGTTACCGTCTCTATCGCTGCAGATGCCAAGCTGCATATAGTCTCCTGTGAAATGGTGCCCAGTGAGGGGATCGAACCCCCGGCCTTCCCCATGTAAAGGGGCTGCGCTACCGCTGCGCCAACTGGGCGTTAGTTACCTGTATCTCCGCAAATAGAAGTCTTAGGAGATAGGTCTAAAGCTTTAACTTCTTCCGGGGATAAAGCGACGAGCATCTGGTCGTCTATCTGTCCGCGGGCAACATCATGAGGATCAAGACCCTTGAGCTTACAAAAGTCGGGCCACTTACCCTTATGAATTAGATCTGATACGGTTAGCTTCATAGTGTTTTAATACTTCTATTCCTTTCAATACTGCGCGTACTTAATAGATAACGTATTGTTTATACACAACGAGTCATCTACGCGGCGACAATGAATGTATCAGTGTTTGGACATCGCTGTCGCCCAGGAGAGCGACAACAGTCCGAGACCTACCGTGGCAACAAGTTCTTTACGTACTACCATTAAGAATGTGCAAGCCATTAGAAACAATAAAGTTCTTGCGTCCCACTTGTTCATAAGTTCTTCTCCACGAAGTTCCAGTTAATAACGTTCCAGGCATTTTCCAGATAAGCTTTCTTATCGTTCTTATGATCTAGGTAATAAGCGTGTTCCCATAGATCCACAACAAGTAACGACTTAGCAGTTGTTCCTACAAAATTATCTGCGTCTGGAGTTGTAGCTACCGTTAGACCCAACTTAGATGCGTTGAGCCAAATCCAACCTGATCCGAAGTGAGCTAAGGCCTTTTCATTAAAGTGGGCCTTCATCTTATCTACATCACCGAAACTTCGCTGAATAAGACTTAAAGTTTTATTACCCGGAGTAGTCTCTACAGGGCTGAGACTGTTCCAGTAGAACTCATGATTCCATGCCTGAGCCGCCTGTTGGAAGAGAGGATCATACATATCCCTCTGAGTGGATTCGATTACCTGTTCGAGAGATAAGCCGTCGTACTTATCTGTACTTCCTACGAGCTCATTAACCTTATCGACATACCCTTTATAGTGTTTACCATAATGAGTCTCCATTGTAACTCTAGAGATGTTAGGTTCTAAAGCGTTAGGAGCAAACGGCAATGGCATCATCTTAAACATCGTATTCCCTCAGATAGGTTCTTATCTCATGCCAGGTGTCGCCTATCATTTGAATTCCTAGGTTAGCGAGCTCGAATAGGAGTCCTAGCATTAAGAGTGCAGGAGCGACACATAACGTCAACAGAACTAGTACTTCTAAAAATAATCCCATGTTTAAATCCCGTACCACTTCTTTAAGTAATCCGAACAAGCCTCAAGGCTTTTACCCAACTGTTTGATAGAGAACATGACAAAGCCCTCATCCTTAGTTGACAGGACTCCTTGCATCCAGGAGCAGACGAAATTCATAAACTCCTTCTCGTGCTCAGTAAGATCCCTGCCAATGAACTCAAGGCGAATAGTATCCTTCTGAGTAGTCTCTTTCCGGATAATCATTGAGTGGCCTCTCTATATTATACGAATTGTTTTGATTTTTGTTGCGGGACTACTTAGTGACAGGCAAGGCGAAACCAACTGTACCGCTTGGCTTCTTCTCGGACTTAGCGCCATCCTTCGATGAAGGTTCATTAGAAGGATAAGGTCCAAGCAAAGCTTCGATTCTCTTATGCACTTCGTACTTGCTAGACATTAGCAAGAAGGCAGTGATGGCAACTGCAGTGAAGCCCCAATTGTCCGCTCGAGTGACAAAGTACTCGGCAGTAGCGAAGCCCGCAACATACGTCAGACCGGTCTGTAGGATTGAGAGGTACATTAATGTTCGATCCATAAATTCTCCTTACTTCCCAGAATCGTCTAACATCTTTCTTGCCAATGTCCAAACTTGACTTAAGACCGAACTGATATAGTAACAACTGTAGGTGCACCATACAGCTAAGACCAGGTACATTAGGTTATGTTGAGGTGCATTTATAGTTTGGAAGCTATAAAAGATCATCCCACATAGGTTCATTATGAACAAGCCTAGCATGAAGAAAACTAAAAACAATCCCCATAGTGTTCCCATTTTATTTACCCACAACCAACATAACGCTGGTTTCTTTTGTATTCTGTTCTACAACTGCCACTCTGTGATAGCCGTCGATTAATCTGTAACCCGATTGTTCCTTTAGAGCAAATCCTCTAGGCTTAATCGGATCAGATATACGGTACTCTTGACCTTGCTTTCCCCAAGCTCTGAGGTCTTTCTTATACTGTTCTAAGGCATCATCGTCAAGCTTACGCATCGTCCTAGCTAACTTAGCTAGAGGTACTATCTCAACGGATACCTTCTTTAGGTCAGTTAACTCTGGAAGCAGGTAAGAGTATTCTTTCTTTAAAGCGAACTTAACCTTTTCAACATCAGAGGGGAGAGATGAAAACGTCTTCAGATCCTCTATGATATCCTTAACCTTTTCATCATAGAGAACAATATCTCCCACCTCTTCGCCGTAGTAGCCGCCACTATTGACTCTATCATAAGAGTCCGCCTTACCTGCAGGACCATGCTGAATGATTCTATCAAGACAGTAACCTTCGATGTCTGAAGGATACAAATCCGACAACTGTTCTATAATAGCTTTAGGATTAGCATGTTTGATATGAAAGTCAACTATACTACCGCACCTACAGATACCTTCTTGATCACATCCCGACGCTTCACAACTGTAGTCGGTATCGTAATCATACTCAGCATGGTATGCGGTATTAGCTTTTAGACATGCTCTTAAGGTAGCTACATCGTCTCGGCTTACTACTTTAGGTTTCATTTAGAAATCGCCCTCTGCACATTGCAGACAAACGATTCCCCTTGACCTCCACATATCCACAACCTGTTGTCTGTCATCGACGGCAAAGACAGGTTGGAACTGAGTAAGAATGTCGAAGTCTAAGAGAATCTCTTTGATGATATTGTCTTGACGGTGATCTCCGGCACTTCTCATAAAGAGATGTCCGAAGTATAAGTTGTTGTCTTTAAGCCACTTCTCAGTATCTGCCCGTGACTCTTCTCCGCGACCGCTGCAGAAGATGATCTCATGAGATCCACTGAACTGTCTAACAAGCTCAGCGCACCATTCATTTACGCCGTCACGAGGAATACCTTTGAAGAAGGCCGGCCAGTTAGGCTTACGTCCTTCAACTCCTTTCTTAACGTAGTGGAGTCTGTGCTCGATGTTACAGAGCGTTCCATCAAGATCGCAAATGATTGCCTTAGGCTTGTCTTCTCCAACTCCTCCGCCGTAGTCAACGAACTCGATGGAGTCCGCTTCATCCGGAGTAGGCTTGTCATACTTAGCGAAGAAAAGGTTAATAGCGCTACGAGCCGAAGCCTCGCTATTAATAGTCTCATGATCCTTACGGGCCATGACTCTATCGAAACAAACCTTGCGGGGAACCCTGAAGACGCGGATAGTAACTCTATACCCGATCGCTTTAGCGGGAGTAATGTATCTAGCCCGCTGAACCTTATCGAAGCCCATACGGTCGACGATAACATCCTCTCCACGGTTGATAGCTTCGTTAAAGAGACGAAGATGATCTTTACCCTGAGCGTCCTGATTGATATAAGTACCAGTCAGAGCCTTAGCATGGGTAGACTTACCTGAGCCAGGAGGTCCAACTAAGACAACGAGATTATGCATTTGATTCCTCTGTTAGATCAACTTTGGTTGCAGGCCGATGCAAACCTATTACATCTTTTATACCTACGTAATGCTTCTCTAGATCTGCTTTACAAGTCTCTACGTGCTTTCTAAACTCTTCTACGGGATACTGCTCATACAATCCCCATCTAGGAGTCAGAGGACATCTATACGTCTTAGGAGCGTCAGGGCTAAAGTCCGGAGAGTGTAGCCCGCACCAAGCTGAACCTGTAGCAACTCTACACTTCTTACTACAGGGGTTACAAACTTCATTGCTACAGTAACCCCAACCCGTTACGCCCGTAGTAGGTATCGAAGCACTTCCGCTAAAGTATTTATGGCAATTCTGGAAGCTACCACCCTTCTTACTATAGTAGTTATAATGTCTCGTGCATAGACGTGTATCGCAATCAAAGCATATATGCGTAGGACTTATTAAACAACATAGTCGTTGAGCCGACGTAAGCTTCTTCATAGTTTATTTCTTTCGTTTCTTCCGAGGCTTAACAAACATAGGACATGTTCTGGGTCGAGACTCTTTTTCATTGGTCCCGAAGTAGACACAGTGAGGAACGCAATGCCATCCAGGATTAGCTAGTATCGTAAATGAGATATAGCCATTGCCTGCTCTCTTGACCGGAACAATTTTACAAGTCATCAGTCCTCCAACTCTTTACGCCACCCTTCTTTTTCTTTTGCTCTTCGGTACTTCTTTTTGTCTTCGACGACCTTGGTCACCGGATTTAAAACTCCCCACGACTTCCTTATACGGACCTTGGTCTTCTTGGGCTTCTTGATTTTCATAGAATGCTAACCTATATCTTGTGGGCGTAGAGTCGATATCTTGCCACACCACAGCTAAAGGATCTCCCTTGCAATGGTAATAATAATTAGTAGCCGGTCGAGGAAAGATATGTTCTTGTAAACGATCTATGTGCTTACTACACAAAGAGTATTCACAGTGACATATTACTTCAGGATTGATTATGCAACATAGCTTAGGTTTGAAAGCTCTAATGTGGCCCATGATCTAATAGCTTCCTCAAGACGTTACCCTTGATTCTATTAAACGTCTTAGTCGGGATAACTTTTAAGAAGGCCTCATCAGTAATACCTGCAAGCTTTAGTTCTGAAACTAATTCCGAATAGCAGGTGATATAAGATAACTTTGGCCGATAGATATTACCATTGATGGCATCATCTACTTCAGTAATAGAAAGTAACGCTTCTCTATAGGCTCCCCTGACAGAGAACCACTTACCTTTGATCTTGAAGAGGTTAGTACGAATATGTCCTGAGGTAGGAGACCCTGTACACTGGTCGGGACAGTCTGAGTAGGCACCGCAACCTTCGCGCTTATTGCCATCTAGATCCCATACGCCTGTGCACTGCGTTAGTCCTAGCTTCTCTATATTGGTAGGCAGAATCTTTGTCTGGTAGGTAACCTCTGATCGCTCTAACTCGTCATTCACAAGATTCTCCAGTATATGCAACAAATTGCCATCCGGCATCTAACGGATTGTCTTCATCATTATCAAGAGGATCAAATACAACCATGCCTGCAACGGGGCACCTCCAGATAGGCTCTGCTATCGGAGATCCTTCTGCTCTAGTCTTTCGTTTGAGACCCGAGTGGGATCTTCCGCATTCAGGTTCCCATCCATAATCCTGAGCGCAGGATTCACACCACTTCTGGCCACAGGGTAGACAATGACCTCGTGGTGAGACGGTACAACAGAGTTTATTCATAAATGGTCAGGGCGCCTGGAATCGAACCAAGGTCTTATCCTTCCAAGGGAGATATGCTACCATTGCACCACGCCCTGCTTAATACTTCTTATAACACTCTTTACAATATTCTATTTCAAACGAAAGCACGCCGTCATCGGTTGAATAGTCTGTCTCTTCCCATAGACGCCACTGTATACACTGATCACACAAATTCTTACTACAGTCTTGACACTGGTAAAGATCGTCTGCCAACAAGCACGCTAAGCATTCCATCTAATACCATCCGTCACGTTCATTCACGCAGTTCTGACAACAGACACCTGTAAAGGAAGCATGGCCATCATCTGATACATATTCGCCATAAGGTATCTCTATACTTAAAGAGTGATCATCACATAGTTGCTTTTCACAATCGTAACACTGTGATTCTCCGGAAAGTAAGCATGCCAGACATTCCATAAAATTTTGCCCCTATACAGATTCAAACTGTAATAAGGCGGGTTAGAGCCGCCTGCTTTATCGTTAAGCTATAGGGGCGAACACTTAGTCGTCTTCGGGCTTCTCTATCTCGTAACACTCAATACAATAATGAACGGTATCCGTCGAGAAACAACTTCCGCATTTACAACCGAGCTCTCTTGATTCTTTAAGACAAGGTTTAGAATGAGTTTCACAAACCTTTTGTTCACATGAATAACACTGGTCTATACTATTTAGTACGCAGCACAACTCTTCCTTCTATGACATTTTTATTCTCCTTGAGTAATACCTTCACTATCGACATATAACGTTTGTAATTTAATAGAACCATTATTAGAAGCTTCTTGGGCAAACCTTATAGCGTCCCCATAGTCACCCCTAATAATATACCATCCCTTATCGCTAAGATGCTTTACATGATCCATAGCACATGTCCGGCACATATCTTCATCACACCCTTTACATTTTATTAAAGGGCTAAGAGTGCAACATAGTTTCATAAATTGGTAGCCAGGACAGGACTTGAACCTGCAAACCCTTGCGGGTGCCGCCTTCTAAGGGCGGTGTGTCTGCCATTCCACCACCTGGCCATATTGTTAACTTATATCCGCGGGATACACTCTCTTATGTACAGCACATTCCATATTATGATTAGAGCAATGAACTGTGATGCTAGGACCATGTACATTACAATCTTCTAATGCATCTCTTATCTTCATCTCGTAGTCACAAGCTTCATCGAAGCAGCAACAGGATGCTGAAATAGTAATCGTATCTATGCCCGCTTCGTAATCACCAAGGTGCCAGGTCGTATCCCAACCCTTCTCTGCCTTCATCTGATCGCAGATGGCTTGAGCTAAAGCGCAAGCAGTAGCTTCATACTCTTGCATTGCCTTAGCGGCTTCCTTCATCTTCAAGTCTATAACCTTGTTCATAATTAGGACGTTTTGTAAATTGTACCTCTGTAGCGTCTACTCTATTGCCATTAAAAGGGTATGTGAATGTTAACTTTGCAGCCCACGCTTCGCAATACCTACAAGTGTATATCTTACGATTGTAGTATTGATATACCCAATCATGCCCATTTAATACACAAGCTAATGATGTTTTCATTGTATCCGAACCAATTATAAATGTTCGTATCCCATTGTTTATTAAGTATGACCAAAACATGTACTGATTGTACTCAAGTTAAAAATTTATCCGAGTTCGCTAAACGACGTAATGGTACGCAATATCGTTGTAGAGAATGCTTAGCATTTAAGATGCGTGAACATTATCTCAATAACAAAGAACGTTATATAAGTAAGGCAAAGGAATCATCTAAAAGACTACGAGATGAAGTTAGTGCCTTAAAAGAATCAAAGCCATGTACGGACTGTAAGATTACTTTCCCTTCTTATATTATGACATTTGATCATCTTGATTCAAAGACTAAGGTTAATGACATTGCTACCTTAGTTACTACTAATAATCGTAAGGCAGTGTTTGATGAAATTGCTAAATGTGAATTGGTTTGTTTTAACTGTCATGCACAACGAACTCATAATAGACTTTAAATCGGCAACACTGTGCAGGCTTATCTCTAGGCTGCAGAGCGGGGACTACCCTCCTGCAGATTCATGGCCCGGTCCGTCCACAGTGCGCTTTTCGCAGGGCTACGCAGGCACCGTTAGTTGTACGTTGCTTTGCAAGAACCCCCACTACAAATGGCGGAGAGAGTAGGATTCGAACCCACGAGGGCTATTAACCCTAACGGTTTTCAAGACCGCCGCCTTAAACCACTCGGCCATCTCTCCGTAATATTTTTTCCGTCCAACGGAAACCTTCTAACGTATCTAACATACCCCACGCATGACCGTTCCTATCTAAGGACCAATTAGCTTTGTATTGACCGGGACACTTACCTGGCCAGCCTGTAGCTGAAAATTTAGCTGTGTGTTCATCGCAATACTGTACGTCACAGCCTACACATCCCCAAACAGGACTGATCAAGCAGCACAGTTCTTTCTTCATAAATTTCGGAAGGATAGGGATTCGAACCCTAGAGGGCTATTAACCCCGGCAGTTTAGTAAACTGCTGCCTTAGACCGCTCGGCCACCCTTCCCTTAGTTATTTCTTCCTGACGAATTTAATAGGAGCAGATAACTCTGCGTTGTCCTTTTTCTGCTTCTGCCAGGCTATGTGTTCTCTTGCCATCTTACGTGTAGGGAACCACCAGACGTAGTAACCTTTGTCTTCGTCCCCATTGTCGAGATCGAAGACGAGCCACGCATCTTTCTTTGCTATCATAGACTTAAATACCCTTTTCCCGAACAAAGTATCCTGCAGTTCTCTTCTTGTTGAGACGCCAAGGCTTCCAGGCATTAACTTTTATATTCCACGCTACCCGTGTCTTGCAATATCTACATTGAGCCCAAGAGATATTAAAATAAGCTACATGGCCTCTTACTACACATACAAGGCTCTTCACATCGATAATCCGATAGCAGCTAATCCCTTAACATGATTAACGATAGCCTTCTTCTTGGAAGTCTTAGACGATAGAGCTCTAAAGGCCCTCTCGTGAAAGAGCTCGTCCTTTAAAATCTTCTTGAACGTATTACGAATGTCCTCAGGAGCATTCTTATCTTCGACGATCGTCTTGATACGTTCAAGTCGCATAGACTCAGCAGCCCATGCAACGCCGCACATGTCATCGAAAGATTTAATACCCTGAAGCGTGTGCTTCCAGTAACGATCCTCGTGCTTCAAATCGGGAACAGCGAATCGAGTATATAAAAGATCCTCAATCCAATCGGCATGCTTACCTTCTTGTCCCGCAATCTTCTCGACAACCTTACGAAACTTAGGCTGAGGATCAAAATGATCCAGATAGATCTTTAAGCGACTCACGGCACGAGCTTCACCGATATATTGCTTCTGGAGCCAGGTAGTAATCTTAGCATCAGATTTCTTTGTCTTATCCCACCAAGCCTTCGATTGTTCCTTAAGGGTTCCACATTGGGTCGAAGTCGAGATCGATGTCGTCATATATGTTCTCCTGCCTATCAAACTTTCTATCGTTGTGAATAGACTGTTTACGTTCATTACAAACGTCACAGTCACCTACTTTCTTAAGTGTTCCATTACCTTGTTTAAGGCGATCGGCGTAACACTTAGCAGCGTCCTTCAACTGCTTCTTAGTAAATCTTTTACGACACATATCCAAGATAAAATGCTTCCTTGGAGACCAAGCCTTAGCACACTCCTGACACATACGTTCGTGACAGAATGTACACTCCGCTCCTGTGTTGAGAGTGCAACAAAGGAAAGGACCCTTAGCTTCAAAGGGGTCTTGGATTACTTTAATTTTACTCATGGGATGTCATACTTCGCTCTGAACTTAGCCATCTTTCTTTCTAGGTCACGTGTGATAGTTATTACCTCAGGAGGGCCTTTTAACCAATTTCTTCCCTTAGGGATGAAGCAGCAAGGCTTCTTATGCCTCTCACAATGAACTATTTTATTACACTTTAGATTCTTTATGCAGTCGAGGCAAGGAACGTATTGACAATTTTTAAAGGCTTTATCCCTTAAAACAAATCGCCTTTGCCAATCGGCATGATTTTCCGTCAGCCACATGAAGATGCAGCACTCAGGGATGTTAGAATGAATGCCGTAAGAGATGTGGTACTCTAAAGAACCTTTTTTGATTTTCATAGTATCCTTTTAAATTGGCTGAGGAGGATGGATTCGAACCACCGCAGCGGAGTCCAAAGCTCCGCGTCCTACCATTAGACGACTCCTCAGTGATCTACTCTACGGGAGAAGCGGGACAACCTGGTAGCTCATTAATAGGAATCTTGAGCTGCATACATATCGTACGAAGGATGTCATGCATCTTCTTTCGGCCCGTAGGGTTGGCACTATGTAAGGTCACCTTCTGAATACAAGGACTAGGAGGGTTGTTACATAGGTAGGTCTGTATATACCAGGCAATAGGTTCATACGTTTCAAGACTTGTATGACCCCCGGTCCATAAACCATTCTCGCCCATGATGCTGTTACACTGTATATCATGATCGATAGACACGTGCGTAACATCTTGCGTAGCGAGTAGACGTATGGCCTCTGTGACCGTTCTGGCTGTATGCCAATCGGTCTCACCGGGATATATGTCTTCAGGTACTCTTAGGTCGTCTACGAACAGCTTCATGATGCTTCCCCTTTACTAGGACGTGTGTTCCAGATTTGTCTCTATAGCTTGTTACATCGTACATACTTTTTAGTGCTGCAATACCGCATGATGGAGATGACGTGTTGTGCTGTTGGAAAGCACTTACATTAGACGGAATACACTTGGTACAAATAGCCCATTCACACTCTGAACATCTTGCCCACGTACTTAAGACGCAGCAGAGGTTGTTAGTCATGGCTTATAGATTATAACTTTATAAGGCACCTTAGAAAAAGTTCCATCTATAATAGGCTTAACTATATTCCAATCACCGTTCGCTAAGCCACAACCTATTTTAAAAGGAATACCCACAACAGGTTTCTTATGAGTCGTAGGAATCCACTCTCTAAGATTCTCTAGACCTGATAGCATTGCCACGTAGTCGGTATGTCTATCTGCCCCACCCATACCGTTTTGTGAATACAGATTAACGATCGTAATACCTTTAGACTTAGCAAAGGTAAAGGTACCTAACCTTTTCTTATCCCCGAGGATGGTAAGCTTGTCCGCTTCAAAGGCTTCAGGGAATCTTTTCTTTATCTCGGCAGCAATACCTGATCCAAAGGTATGATAAAGATTAGCCTGATGAATGATGTGAGTTACTTCTTTGGCATCGAAGAGGCTTCCATCTTTATTGGTAACCATTTGTTGTACCCCATCTATGTAACGCGGGACAAGAAGGACATTTAAGTACTCTACCAAATTCAGTTAGAGGTCTAGCGTCTCTACCTGAAACCCAATCGGTCGAGTAGTCAGTCTTTTCTAAGCAAGGGTAGCAGATGACCGTCTCGCTATTAGGACATGAAGCGTATGGTGTTAGGAGACAACAAAGGCTTGTTTTCCATTTTGTCTTCATTAAAAGACTACCTCACACATTATATGGACGCCCGATCTATTAGGATCCACTACGCTCCCCACGCTCTTACGGGCTAGTTTTGCTACATAACAAGTAGGAGATACTTCGTTATGAAAGTCCCACGGAGCTTTATCGGGAGGAAGATCGCTGCAGAAGTAGCATGTCTTCCATTCACATCCATCGCAAACTAACCATGTATTGAGTTCACAACAGAGTTTATTCATAATAAATGGTTGCGGAGACCGGAATCGAACCGGCATAGCCTTTCGGCTTGGAGCTTATGAGACTCCCGTGGCAACACCACCATCCACCTCTCCGCTATAAATCTTGGGCCGAGTGGGACTTGAACCCACAACCCTGTCCTTAAAAGGGACCTGCTCTTCCTTGGAGCTACCGGCCCGATATACTATTTATACACAAATGGCTGGGGAGGAAGGGATCGAACCTCCGACGTCCGGTTTCAGAGACCGGCATTCTACCGCTGAATTACTCCCCAGTGATACTACCCGTTAAGTATACACGCTAGAATCTTATCAGTAACCCTAACTTCCTTACCGATAAAGATTCTAAGAGCTACCTTGTTATGCTTCCTAGAATAGAAGTTGGCAGCTAACTTAACAGGAGTTACGTCTAAGTCTACGTAAAGATCAAGAGATACCGCGTCTCTCTGATACTTGGCGTAGATAGTACTAGACCACGAATCCGGACTCTGTACCCAAGAGATGTGATGCTTCGCAGTCAATTCATCAAGCCTAGTCAGTAAGTCGCGGACATTAGATAACATCCTAGGGTCTTTAAGTTCCGAAAGGCGCTTCTCCCAACGGACAACTCTCTTCATCTTACGTTCTAAGTCTGACTTCTCATTGGAGAAGTTCTCTTCAACGAGCTTAGTTGCGTTTGCAACAGAGAAGATACTTCCACGACCGTAGGTCCGTACGCGCATGTTATCTCCTCGTCCCTCTCAGAAGTCCGTTCAAACGATTGCACGTAGTGGGAGAATGAATCCCAATAAAGCGTAGAAGTCTCTCAGGAAGCCCTTTCAACGTAGTCACCAACTCGGGATCGGGAATCTCCTCGATCATGTTGATGAAGGGGCGGACCTCATACTCCGGCATCTTCTCGGGACGGTAGTCTCCCTTCTTGGCGAAGTCATCAACCTTTCGGCACAAGTCATCACAAACCTTCTTGAACTCGATATTCATTTGTCTGCCTCCAGACATTTAAAATGGCGGTCCCAACGAGAGTCGAACTCGTCCCTCCACCTTGACAGGGTGGCGTACTAACCGATATACTATGGAACCAAATTAGTCTTGCTGAATAAGACAGGGCCCATTGAACCATGCAACCTTCTTATCTTTTCCGAGATTAATAAACTTCCACCCGCCCTCTTCGTAACTAAAATCATCCTCGGCCATAGGCGTCACAGTATATACTGTGTCACCCATATAGCACTTAGCTGTATACGTAGCTGCAGCGGGTTCAGGCTGCGCAGGCTGTTCAGG